AAATACCGAGTTTGGCAGGTCAAAAACCATAAGCAACCTCCACATGTCAGAAGCAGCGTTTTATAAATCACTCCGGCTACTATTGGCATCAGCGCTTCAAGCTGTTCAACCGGAAGGGCGTGTCGCCATAGAAACCACTGCTAACGGATTTAATGAGTTCAAGGAGTTTTGGGATGAGTCAGTACGGGGCGAAACAGGGTTCAATCCCCTATTCTTTCCGCCCAATCTTATGTATGAGCAGGCATTTTTAGAGCAGAAAAAGAAGGAGTTGGGAAGGCTCTATCCACAGGAATATCCAAGCTCGCCGGAAGAAGCGTTTTTGACTTCAGGAGAATCATATTTCAATACCGAGTCATTAAAGGTTTACATGGAGCAGGCTAAAGAGCCGATAGCCAATTATGTTTAGAACCTATCGCACACTAGCATTAGGTGAGTTTATCGTTGTTGCGGTTGATACAGCCGCAGGGATGGGCGACTATACCGCAGCGCAATACCTATCAAAGACCAAGATAGATGTGCCAATCGTTTACCATTCAAAGACCACAACCTCTGACTTCATCCCCCATCTTGCGGAAAGCCTTAATAAGATTTATGACATCACAAGAGTTCAACCCATTGTCGCGCTTGAGCGGGGTAATGGTGGGGCGTTTCTTATTGACCGGCTAGGCGCTATCAATCTGCTTCAGAAGTATAGACTGTTTGCGATGCCCAAGTATGGCACCATTGACGGGAGCGAGCCCACAGTGTACGGATGGGATACAAGCTCAACCACACGTCCCAAGATGCTTCAGGATTTGAAGGATGTAATTGACAAAAAGGCGCTTGGCGTTTATGACAAAACAACCATTCAAGAACTCTACTCGTTTGTACTTGTTCAAACATCAACGCTATGGAAAGCGCAAGCAGAGCGAGGTTCACACGATGATTTGGTTATGTCGCTTGCCATTGCATATCAAATGTTTCAATCATGCGAAGCACCTAAGCCACTTAATGACCCCAACGACCAATTTCCTGATGAAAATATTTTTGATAAAAAAAGCGGCTTTTATGTATGAAAAACACTAAAAATAACCAAGAATTTAATGATTGGACAAAAATGGCGATTATGCTTATAGACCGAGCATTTGTCTCTGCTGAAAAAAACATTAACACGTGTAAGAAGGTGGGGGTAATCGTTAAAAAAAAGTATCCCAACACAGAACATCATGAGATTGAGTATTTTGTGGCGGGATATATGGGTATTCCATATGACACTCTACAGGAATTATAAGTTCAGGTATTTTATTAAATGAAACATCTCAGGGGCATATTCACTGACTGCTCAACTAACGAGTCTGCATGTGATGGTTTCCCCTGCACCCATTGTGGAGAGGATATAGAGGTGGTTATTAAGCCCAACGGAGCGGTTGACCGGTCAAATCGGGTTGATACAGACTTGTCCGTTGGCGACTGCGCGCAGTCATATTATCGAAGTTATCACTTGAAATGTTGGAAAAAAGCAGTATGGAGATAGAAGTATTTAATGACATTGAGGGCGAGATACAGCGTGTGCGTGATGGAGTCATCACCTTTGATATTCGCGTGCATGAGGGGATGATTGATGAGATTACATTTAGGGAACACCAAGAGTGGACAGGTGAGGTAATAGCCTATGAACAAATACAACGCGTTACTATACGCAATCATTGAAAAAGACGCCAAAACAATCAAGTTTGGGACTATGTCCTATGCCTTTCAGGTTCAAGACGGCAAGGTGATATATCCCACATTACAAATTACTAAGTCGATGCGTAAAAAATATGCAAAAACACAGGGTATGCGAACAAACCAAAATAATCGTTGACGATGGTGTTACCATTATTGATGGCTACGTTGAGTGTGATGAGGCTTTATGCAGAGTGTGGACAACTGATGACCCATCAAATGTTGAGGCAAAGAAAAAGCCATATGTGCTGCATAATAGGGTACAGTATCGCAAAGTGCTCAAAGAGTTTCCGGCACCCGCTAACGCACAAAACAAGTGCTTCATATCAACTGAAGCTATGGATGAGTACTTGACAAAATAGACCGCTTTCATATACAATGACATAGTTTGAAATAGTCCGTCAATAATTTAGAAAATTATCCTGAGGGCCCGCTTAATGGCGGGCTCTTTTCGTATGTCCACAAAATCACTCGAACAAACCATACAGGAGCGTTACAAGGCTGCAGACGATTATGTATCACAAAAAAGAGACATTTGGGCAGAGTTAGAAAACATCTTCTTGGGGGTCGTTAAAGATGAATTATCGAGCAAATCAAGCTCTAAGGTGTTTGACCACCGAGTATCCACGTTTATTCTCGAATCAGAAGCGCGCGTCATGGCATCGCTTGGCTCAGGCAAAGCAAAGCCTATTGACCGAGATGATGAGCTTACATCGCTTCTTATGAACATGAAGCTCGAAAAATACATACAGCCAAACGCAACTTCACAATTTCCCCTTCTGCTCAAGCACCGCATTATGCACCGCAACAGCAAGATATATGGCACGTCATTTGCCCTGTGTGATTGGGTGGTGAAGCGAAACGGATATACAGGCCCTGATTTATGGCTTCTCCCCATCCGCGATGTTTTTCCTCAAGTTGGCGCAATATCTCTTAGTGACTCAGACTATATCATCATACGCACATGGCAGCCCGCCTCATTTTTCAAGAGTCTCGACAAAAAAGATGGATGGATAAACCTTCCAGAGGTAATGGCGTATATTCAAGACAAGTCGGGCAACAAACATCAACGAGATGACGATGCAAAATCTGAGCGTGAACGTGGAAAAGACGACACACCAAGTAAGGCTGACGGCTATTTTGAAGTGCTTACAATGTATGAGCGGGACAGGTGGGTTGACTATATCCCCTCTGCGACATCCGGCAAGAAAACCACCGGAGGTATTGTTTTCAGGGACAGGAAAAACCCCAACAAAGATGGGGAGCTACCGGTTGTGTGTAAGTATGGTATCCCGATGGACACAGACTTTTTTGGACTTTCAGACACAGAACGCGGAAAAACACTTCAGTTGACCATAAACTCAGCATGGAATATGGCGCTGGATTCTGCCAAGTTTTCTCTATTCCCCCCTGCACTTTTCAATGCAGATACGATTATAAAATCAACAATACGAAAGGTACCCGGCGCAAATTGGCTTGCGAGGGGGAATCTTGATAATGCGTATAAGTCGGTGAGTATCAATCCACAAGGCGCACAGACACATCAGTATCTGTATAACACCGCAAATGCGGCCCTCATGAATCTATTTTCAACATCCGACACATCGGTGAGCAAGGAGATAGATTCAACACTTGGAAAGACACCACAGGCACTTAAAATGCAGGAGATTCGTGGAAACAGCAAGGATGCGTTTGACCGCTTCTATGTTGACCTGTATCTGCAAGACGTATACCGCAAGTTTATCAACATGGAGGCAAAAAGACAGTCGGGCAAGGTTAATATATCGATGATTAAGGGCGAAGCAGAAAAAATGGTGTTCAAGTACCCCGAAATGGCAGAAATGTATGATGCTGAAACAGGTAACATATCCATCCCTAAAAACAAAACGGGCTCTATTACATGGGATTTTGAGATAGTGCCGGGCTCCTCATATGCGACAGATAAAAAGACACAGCAAGACAACTTACTGTTCCTTTTTGAGCTTCTTATGAAATATGGGCAAACCTTGCTTCCCATTATTGAGCAAAAAGAGGGTACCGAAATACGCTTCACCAAGCTCTTACAGTCTATCGCAGGTGACAACGTGGACAAGATAGACGAGTTTATTGTACCCGCAGAGAAGAATGTTGAGCGTGATATGGCGCAAGCACAACAAGATGAGGCTGACTTTGCCGCACAATCACAAGAGCTTATGGATTTTGTCGAATCATTAGAAGTTGGTAATACACCTCAAAACTATGGCACGGAACCTATCGGCAATCAAGCCGTCACAGGGAATGGCGCACCTATGGCTTAGGCAGGAGAAAAAAGCAGAGCAGGTTCAAAAAGGTGCAGACCCCGAAGATGTTGAGCTGGCGGCACTTGATGAGCATCCCGGATGGGCTGTTATGAAAGAGCATATTGCCAAGCTAAAAGATGGTATTGACCAAAAGTTGTCTGAGGGGGTTACGAGCGGACAGACGGCAGAGGAAATTGGGAAATCAACGATATTGGCAGTTATGGCAAAACAACTCCTCGATTCAATCGTAAACAAAGTCGATGATGCGGTATTAGCAGTTGAGGAGTTTAAGCATGAAGGAAACAAACAAATATGAGGGTGAGAAGGAAAAAATAGAAGAAAAGGTGCAACAACAGGGAGATGTGGGGGAGGATATGCAAGCAGCATACAAGTTTATCCCACCCGGAACGCACCGATGGAGACAGAGAGGGCCGTATCTCATCTGCACAACATGTGAGATACAGCACGCACTTTACATTGGGATGGAGAAAGTAATGATTGGCGAGAATGAAGATTCAACGCCAAAGCTAGTCGAGAGAAGGCTAAAAGAGTAATTAACTTTTGGCTTTCTGTACGGCTGGGCAACATTAAAGCTCTGATTGACAATTTCAATCCGTTATGGATGAACAAAAACAGGCGGAAAACATAAGCGTTGAGGCAACCAACGCAACTGAATCGCCAGCAGTTGAAGAAAAGCAGGTTGTCGAGAGTGAAGCATCGAGCGAGGGATTGCCCGATGAGTCACAATCGGTGGAACAACCTCCTAAAAAAGTTTCAGGTGCGGAAAAGCGCATCCACAAACTTGTTGATGAAAGAGATGCAGCCGCTCAAGAGGCTGAGACGCTTCGAGCTAAGATTGCGGAGCTGACGAACAACTGGCAAGAGCCGGTTATGCCTGATGTTCAGGCGCAAAGTCAGAATACACCAGCTAATAGTGAAAGCTATGGCGAGGAACGAACGCTTACTGAGGCGGAACTTGATAGAAGGATTGCCCAAAAAGCATCCACTATCGCTCAACTTACTTTGGAGCGTGAGCGAATGGCAAATCGAATCAACACAGAAGCGGAAGATGCGATAAGAGCTTACCCACAGCTTGACCCACATCAAAAGGATAAGTACAACCCTGAACTTAACAGCCTTATCACTCAGGCAGTATGGCTCGCCGTCAAAGATAACCCGAATCAATCGGTAAAAAAATTGGTTGACGCGTACATGAAGCCATACTTGGGCTCTGTTGAGAAGGCTGTAGAGGAGAGAAAAGCAGAGATAAATGATGCCGTAGTCTCTGCCGCGCTCCGACCCTCACCCGTGCCTGCGCCTGCTGCAAAGCAAGCAAAAGACATGACAATTGAGGAGCTAGAAGCGAAGCTCGGCAAAGTCCGTTAATTTATTTATTTGAAACACAATGTCTGCAGAAACCACAACCACCCTTTCAGGTGAGTTGATGACCCTTTACGAAAAAGTGTTCCTCAAAAGAAATCAGTTTGAGCAGATTTATGAGGAAGGCTTGCAAAAACGGTCACGCTCTATGAATGAGGGTAAAACCATCGTGTTCAACAGATACACACCGCTTTCCGCCGCAACAACGCCACTCACTGAGGGTTCTGACCCATCAGAGGTGAGCTTGACTGGCGCACAAGTAAGTGCCACTCTGTCTGAATACGGAACGAAAGTAAAAATCTCACGATTCCTCTCACTTACCTCAGTTGACGAGAACAACAAAGAGAAAATCGCTGTTGTCGGTCAAAACATGAGAGAAACGATGGATACATTGGCACGTAACGAGCTCGACAATCTGACTGCCTATCTTGCTAACGCAAAGGCGGCTGTCACTGACCTTGCGGCTACAGACGTTATCTCTGCTGCAAACATCCGAAAAGTTGCTCGCAACTTAGAGGCTGCCTATGCACGCAAGTACGCCGATGGATTCTACATGTGGAAGGTTACTCCCTACGTGAAGGCCGATTTGATTGCAGATTCGACTTGGGTTAATGCCAAGACGTACTCTGGTGTCAAAGACCTTTACAGAGGTGAAATCGGAGAGTTGTACGGGTTTCGATTCTTGTTGTCCGCTAACGTAAAAACCACATCTTCAACCGCGACTGTGTATCACACATACGCTCATGGTGCAGATGCAGTTGGTGTATACGACCTAGACGGCGACCAACCGAAACTCTATATCATCCCACACACGCAAATTGACTCTGCCAACGCAACTGGCCGATTCTCTCTAGCGTCATGGGCTGGTAGTTATGTCGCAAAAACCCTCGTCTCGACTTGGGGATATGTGGCAAAGTTTGGAGCAACTGCCTAGTTCTAGAGCCTCACAGGGCTATAGGCATAAGCTACACGGAGCGGAAGGAAACTTCTGCTTCGTAAGTTTATGAGTATTTATGACGCATTACGGGCCGATGATGAGGAGACGCTAAAGTGGATAACTAACGAAATCCGCACTGCGTCACCCGTTAAAGCTCGAAAATTACGATATATCG